ATCAGTTGCAGATGGGGCTGCGCCTCGGCACCGACCCCCGCGTGGTGGTCGCGACGACGCCGCGCCCGACGCCGCTGATTCGCTCGCTCCTCGCAGCACCCGGCACGGTGGTGACGCGCGGTGCGACGCGCGACAACGTTGCGAACCTCGCGCCGGGTGTCGTCGCCGACCTCGAGCGGCGCTACGCGGGCACGCGCCTCGGGCGGCAGGAACTCGACGGCGAGATTCTCGACGACTCCGCGGGTGCGCTGTGGCGGTGGCAGTGGATCGACGCAGCCCGCGTCGCCCGCGCACCGGACCTGCGCCGCGTGGTGGTCGCGATCGACCCCGCCGCGAGCTCGCACGACGACTCCGACGAGACCGGCATCGTGGTCGCGGGCGTGGGCCACGACGGCCGTGCGTACGTCCTGGCCGACGCGAGCGGGCGCTACCGCCCCGAAGAGTGGGCACGTACGGCGCTCGCGCTTTACCGCGAGCACAAGGCCGATGCGATCGTGGCCGAGGCCAACAACGGCGGCGAGATGGTCGCCGCAACGCTGCGCGTGCACGACCGCGGCGCCAACGTCCGCACGGTCCACGCGACGCGCGGCAAGGCGACGCGAGCCGAGCCCGTCGCCGCGCTGTACGAGCAGGGCCGCGCGAGTCACGTAGGCGCCCTCGCCCGCCTCGAAGATCAACTGACGACGTGGGACCCGGCGACGAGCCGCGCGAGCCCCGACCGCCTCGATGCGCTCGTGTGGGCGCTGACTGAGCTGCTCGTGGCGCACGACGCGACGCCCGCAGAGCAGCCCCGCACGCAGCGCTCCCGCCCCGCATGGGGCTTCTGACAATGCCCGTCGCCACACGCAACATCACCGCCCCCTCGCCGCAGGACCGCAACCAGAAGCGGCTCGGCGCAGGTCTCACGCCGCAGGCCATCACGTCGGTGATGCTCTCGGCCGACCAGGGGCGGATGGACCGGTGGGCCGACCTCCTCGACGAGATCCGGCAGGGCGACCCGCACCTGCACGGCGACCTGTCGAAGCGCGAGCTTTCGGTGTCGGGCGCGACCTACGAAGTGCGGCTCCCCGAAGGCGCGTCGAAGCGCTCCGGCGACCGCGCGCTGAAACTGTGCCAAGACGCGCTTGCGTCCGTCGACGTCGTGCCCGGCTCGCTCGGGCTGTCGATGCGCGGCGCGTGGCAGTCGCTGCTCACGTCGACCTACCACGGGCGCTCTGCCGTCGAGGTCGTGTACGCGCGCGACGGGCGCTACATGCTCCCGCGCAACCTCTACGCGATTCACCCGCGCCGCCTCGCGTGGTCGAACGAGTCGCGCGATTGGCGCCTGTACCTGTACGACGCGACGGTCGCGCTGACGCCCTTCGCACAGTTCCCCGGCGTGCCCCTCGACGACGCCGCAGCGTTCCCTCGCGGGAAGCTGCTCGTGCAGACGACGCGCTCGTTCGGCACGTACCCGACCCGCGAAGGCCTCGGCCGCGCGCTCGTTTGGTACTCGGCGTTCAAGCGGTGGAGCGTTCGCGATTGGCTCGCGTTCGCGGAGTGGTCGGGCCGCGGTATGCGCGTCGGCAAGTACGCGACCGGCCGCGACCCGAAGAATCCCGCGCGCGCCAACGGCGAAGACGTCGCGGCGCTGCAAGAGGCGCTCGAGGCGATGTCGTCGACCGTCACGACGGTCATCCCCGACGTCACCGACCTCACGGTGATCGAGGCGAAAGACAACGGCGTGCACGCGGAGTTGATCAAGCTCTGCAACGGCGAGATGTCGAAGTGCATCCTCGGCGGCACGCTCACAAGCGACCCCGGCGACAAGGGCGCGCGCTCGCTCGGCGAGGTGCACCTCCGCGCGATGTACCAGTTGCTCGCGAGCGACGCGCAATGCCTCGCCGAGACGATCCGACGCGACCTCTTCGCGCCGCTCGTGCGGCTGAACCTCGGCGACAACGCCCCGGTGCCGACGATCATGTTCGCGGTCGAGCCGCCCGAGGATGCGAAGAGCAGAGCCGAGCGGCTGTCGATGTACATGGACCGCGGCCTCACCGTGCCCGCCTCGTGGGTGCGTGATCAGGAGGGCGTTCCCGAGCCCGTCGTCGGCGAGCCCGTCGTCGGCAAGGTGCAGCCTGCCCTCGCAACGCCCGCGGACGTGTGACCGTGGCCGCGTACGACGGCATCAACTTCGCGCCGCCCGCGGGCGTGCGCAGCGCCCTCCGTCGCGGCCTCGCGCTGCACGAGCAGGGGTTCTCGGGCGACGGCATCCAACCGGACACCGTCGCATGGGCGCGGCGTCTCGCGGCGGGCGAGAACGCGAGCCCCGACAAGGCCCGCAAGATGGCGCGCTTCTTCGGGCGCAACAGGCGCTTCGCTCGCGCGCCGAAAGACTCGCCCGCGTGGGTGTCGTGGCTCCTGTGGGGCGGCGCGGCGGGCGACTCGTGGTCGCGGAAACTGGTGCGACAGATGGACTCAAGACAGCAGATGAATCGACGCCTCCCCGGCGTGCCGGTCTCGCTCGCGAAGGCGCAGGCAGAGAGCCCGTGGAACGTCCTGGCCTACGAGGTCGCGCTCAAGGGTCGCGGCCCCGGCGTCGCCCTTGCGCGCGCCGACTTCGCGCAGTGCGTTTCCAACTTCGAGCGGTGGGGCAAAGAAGTGCCCGTGGTGCTCTACCACGCGGACACCAAGGACGCGGCGCACCCGCTCAGCCGCGCCGCGCACGCATGGATCACCGCGATGCGCGTGGGCTCCATGGTGCGCAACGGCGCCACGGTCGCGACGCTTGAGGCGCGCTTCCGCTGGGTGAACGAAGCGACCCGCGCCCAGGTCGAGACCGGCGAGATCGCCTACGGCTCCGTCACGCTGGTGCAGAACGGCACCGACGAGGAGACGGGCGACCGCGTGGGCTCGTACCTCTGGAGCTTCAGCCTCACCAATAACCCCGCCCTCGTCGACATCCCGCGCATTGCCGCGGAGCGGTACTACGGCACCGTTTCAAGTGCCGACGACGTGCTCACGATGCTCCGGTGCGTCCTGCGCCTGCCCGTGACCGCGAGCGTCGACGACGTGCGCGCCGAACTCGCGAAGCTCGCGGCGATGGTCGCGGCGGGCGACGAAGAGGCCTCGGGCGTCGACTTCGACGACATCGTCGAGAGCATCGGCGAGGCCATGCGCCTGCCCGCGCTCACGACCGCGCCCGAAGTGGTCGCCGCCGCCCTCGCGGCCCTCGACAAGATGAACGCCCCGGCATCCGCCGCGGGCACAGGTTCGGCGGATGACCCGCCGATGAACGGCGGCCCGAGGGTCGCCACGGAGAAGAGCCACATGGCACAGATGATGACCCTCGCGGCGCGGCTCGGCATCGCCGCCGCGAGCGAAGAGGATGCCTCGGCGGCCATCGCCGCCCGCGCGCAGGAGACCGCCGACGTTCGGCGCGCGCTCAACCTCACCAGCGACGCCACGGGCGCCCACGTCGCCGCGAAGATCGCGGAGCTGTCGGGCCTCTCGGTGAAGGTCGCCTCGCTCACGACCGAGCTCGACGCCGCGAAGGCGCGTGAGTCGGAGCGCGTGGAGCTCGACGTCGCCGCGCACCTCGACGCGATGATCGCCGCGCAGCCCGCGCTCAAGCCCGTGCGCGCCTCGCTGGAGTTCGCCGCCCGCGCCGACTTCGCCGCCTTCGCGAAGGCCAACCCGCTGCCGCGCGCGAGTGCCGCGCAGACCTCAACGCTCACGCAGCGCGTGACCGCGCTCGCGGCCTCCGTCGACGGCACGCCCTCGAACGTGGTCGCCATGCCCGCCCGCCACAACGACGCCGCGGGCGCTCGTGCGCGCGAGCTCATGGCTGCTGACAAGACCCTCACCCTCGAAGGCGCGCTGAAGCAGGCTTCGCGCGAGATCAAGGCGGCACGCTGATGGGCCTCTCCAATCGCTTCCCCGGGCAACTCGTCCCCGTCGCGTCGGAGTCGATCCTGACCGACGGCATGATCGTCCGCGTCGGCTCGGCCGACAACACCGTGCGCCTCCCCGGCGGCGCCTCGCCGACGACGTCGCTCCTCGGCTGCATGATGCGCCCCGACGGCTCCGCGTGTGCCGCGGGCGACACCATCGACCTCGTGCTCAACGGCGTCTACCCGCTCATCGCGGGCGGCACCATCACGCGCGGCGACTGGGTCACCTCGGGCGGCACCGATGGCTCGGTGATCACCGAGACCGCGAGCGCGGGCGTCAACGTGGCCGTCGTCGGTCAGGCGCTCGAGAGCGCCGTCTCGGGCGACCGCGTCGCCTGCACCATCAACCCCTTCATGAAGCAGGGCGGCTGATCCATGGATTCACAGATTCACGCGCTCCAGATGGAACTGCTCATGGCGCACGGCCTCAACGCCGCGCAGGCCGCGAGCGTGATCGAAGCCTCGTTCTCGCCGTCGTCGGTTCACGTCGACGCGCCCCTCAGCAACTTCGCGTCGACCATCCGCAACCGCGACATGATCGCGGACATGGTGATGCCGATCGTCGACGTGCAGAAGCCGTCGGACAAGTTCTTCAAGTACGGGGCCGACACGTTCTTCGAGGAGCAGTCGGCCACGCTCACGGGCGCCGAGGCGATGCCCGGCCGCGTGCGGTACACCATCTCCACCGACAACTTCAGCACCGTGGACTACGGGCTGATGGACTTCGTGAGCAACAAGGAGATCGAGTCGGCCGACGCGCCGATCGACCCGCAGATGCACGCCGTCAAGGTCGTGACCTCGCGGCTCGACATCGCCAAGGAGCGCCGCGTCGCGGGCATCGCGTTCGCCTCGGGCTCGTACGGCTCGAACACCGCCGCGCTCTCGGGCGCCGACCGCTGGGACACCAACACCAGCGACCCCGTGCAGAAGATCGACGACGCGATCGAGGCGTGCGACGAGCGCCCCAACATCATGGTCATCGGCGCGCAAGCGTGGATGAAGCTGAAGAACCACCCGAAGCTCAAGGAGACGATCCTGTCGCGCTCCTCGACCATCTCGGGCGCCACGCCCGACCGCGTGACCACCGACCTCGTGGCCGCGCTCTTCGAGCTCGACGCCGTGTATGTGGGCCGCGCGAAGTACGTCTCGTCGCGCGAGGGTCAGTCCTCGACGAAGGGATACATCTGGGGCAAGTCCTGCGCGCTCATCCGCGCCACGGACAACCCTGGCCCCCGCGAGACCGCGGTGTTCGGGAAGCAGTTCCGTTTCGGCCCGCGCGAGACGCAGACCATCGAAGCGCCGCTCCCCGGCAAGTCGGGCGGCATGTACGTGAAGGTGACGGAGTCGCTCGACGAGAAGGTCGTCGCGGGCTCGGCCGCAGGATTTCTCTACACGACAGTAGTGAGCTGATGTCCCGCCGCAGTCAGAACCGCCCGCAGGAGTCGCGTAGCGTGCCCGTGCGTGCGTCGGAGTCCGTCTCCGCGCCCGTCGTCGCGCCCGAGCCTCCTGCGGCCCCTACGGAGCCCGCAGACGCGGTGCCTCCTGCGCCCGAGCGCGTGCGGTTCCGCGCGCGGGTGCGCATCCACGCTGGCGTCACCTACGAGGTCGGCGAGGAGATCCCCGAGACCGTCGCGACGGACGGACTCACCGAGGGCATGGAGTACGACCGTGGCTGAACTCACCGCGATCATCACCGCGGCCGACGTCACGGGCCGTCTCTCGACGCAGGCGTATGCACGCCTCTTCGCCAAGAACGGCGGCGCGACGGCGGACACGACGTTTCGCGACCTGTGCATCGCGGAGACGAACAGCCGCATTCGCACCCTCACGCGCGCGGCATTCCCCGACGGCCTCTACCTCTCGACGGACACTGTTGACCCCGAGGTGACGGGCCGCGGCGTGGACATCGTCTGCATGATCGCCGCCTCGCGCCACACCAGCGCAGGCGCGACCGCGGGCGACGAGAGCGGCGCGTACCTCTCGCACGGCAGAGCAGCCGAGCGTTTCTTTCGCGAGATGTCGCGCGACGCCGATGCGCGCCCGCCGAACTCCAACGCGAGTGTCGGCGACGCACGCCCGCGTGCGGCGAACACGAACCTCGTCGACTCCGCGAACATGCCTACGAACCCCTACACCCGCGCCGCAGACCGCCGCGACGGGTCGGCGTTCTGACCGTGGCCGAGTGGCTCGACGCGGTCGACGCGATGCGCGCCGCGCTCTCCCGCGCGCTGCCTCCCGCGCTCACCGCGGGCGCGAAGGTCGTCGCGGCCTACGCGAAGGCCAACCACCCCTACACCAACCGCACGTTCCGGCTGCAGACGCACACGGAGTGGCAGTTCACCGACGGCTCGCTCGCGAGCGGCTACGTGATCCAGGTGCACGGCGGGATGCCTTACGGCTCGTTCGTCGAAGAGGGCACGTCGCGCAATCGCCCGTACCCGTACCTTCGCCCCGCGTGGCTCGCGATGGGGCAGACCATGGCTGAGATCGTCGCCGCCTCGATGGTGGGCGCCGTGCAGAACGTCCAATGAGCGCCGCCACACTCGCAACGATCGAGCTCGCGCTCTACACCGCGCTTTCGGGGCTGCTCACGAACGTCACCACCGGGCCGACGACGGCGCGCCCCTTCGCGTGCGTCGGGCGCTACGCCGGGCCGGTGCCGCCCGAAGGCCTCGCCGAAGCCGCCGCGCAGTACCCCTGCGCGATGCTGCGCTTCGACGAAGACCTCTCGACGCGCGACGTGATGGGCTACGGCGCGGCGTCGATCGAAGACCGCGCCCTGTCGCAGTTCTCGGTGCTCGTGGCCGTCGAGGATGCCCGTGCGATCGACGACGGCATGGTGGGCGACACGAACGCCCCCGGACTCCTGCGGCTCGTGGACGCGGTCATTGCCGCGTGCAACGGGCTCGTGGTCGCCGACACGCACATGAACCTGTCGACGCGCTACGCGGGCACCCGCGCGGAGCTCATCCGCCGCGGCGCCGTCTACGTCTACGCCGTGCGCTTCGAGGCGACACGCGACGCCGAAGCCGCGACCTACGACAGCAGCGCGGCCGTCACGATCCCCGCCGTCTACAGCGACATCAACCTCGAGGGCACCGGCACCGCGCCGAACCCGCTCGTGCAGATCGTCTCTGACACCACCCCGTGAGCAACGACACCATGAAGACCATCAACGTGCGCGCCGTCGGCGATGCGCGGCTCCCCGTGCCCGGCTCGACGTCGGCGCGCTACGTGGGCCGTGACCGTCGAGGCGAGATCATCCCTGAGGGCGTCACCGTGCCCGACGACAGCTACCACCGCCGCGCCCTCTCGCGCGGAGAGATCGAGGCCCTGTGAGCATCAACGTCCCCGGCGTGCCCCCGTCCCGCAAGACGCCCGGCATCACGTTCAACGTCGTCCTCGGCGGCCCTGGCTCCTCGAGCGGCAGCGCCACGAAGACGCTCATGCTGCTCGGGAACATGATCGGCACCGCCATCACCGGCGCCTCGCCCGCGCTCTCCGTGGCCGCGGGCACCGCGACCGTGGCGACGCCCGTGTTCGTGGCGTCCGACTCCGACGCGCAGACGCTCTTCGGCGCGGGCTCGGAGCTGCACCGCATGGCCCTCGCCGTGTTCGCGCAGTACCCCGACGCCTCGCTCTACGCGTGTCCCGTGGCCGACGCGGGCGGCACCGCTGCGAGCGGCGTCATCACGTTCGCGACGAGCGCGAGCGCGGCCTACACCGTGCGGCTCAAGCTCTGCGGGCAGACGATCGACGTTCCCGTGGCCTCGGGCGACACCGCGACGACCATCGCCGCCGCCGTGGCCGATGCGATCAACGACGCGCTCACGCTGCCCTTCACCGCGCAGAACAGCACCGGGGCCGTCACCGTCACCGCAAAGCAGACCGGCCCCCGCGGCAACGTGCTCGTGGTCGACGCGTACTTCGTCCCCGCGGGCTCGACGCTCGAGACGCGCATCACGACGTCGAGCACGTCGAGCGGTGCGGGCACCACGGGCATCTGGTCGAGCACCAGCACCCTCGGCGGCGAGATCACGCTGACGAACGGCGCGACGCAGGACTCGTTCGCGAACGCCCTCGCGGCGATCAACCCCACGCGCTACGACCGACTCGTGTGCGCGTGCATCGAGGCGACGAACGCTGACCTCGTGGTGGCCGAACTCAACGCGCAGGCCGGGCCGACGGTGCAGCTGCTCGAGCAAGCCATCATGGCGACGAGCGCGACCTACGCGAACGCCGTGACGCTCGCTACGGGCCGCAACGCCTCGCGCCTTCAGGTCGCATGGCACCACGCCAGCGTGCTCCCGCCGCCCGACGTCGCCGCCCAGGTGGCCGCCGCGCGCCTCGCGGGCGACGCCTACGCGGGCGGCTCGCTCGTGGGCGAAGCGAGCGACCCCGCCGCCAACCTCGACGGCGTGAACCTCGCGACCGTGCCCATGCAGCGTCTCCCCGCTGACCGGCCCACGGGCACCGAGATCGAGAACGCCCTGAACAACGGGCTCGCGGTCATCGGCACGAGCGCCCTGCGCCCCGGCTATGGCGCCCTCGTGCGCTCCATCACGTCGCGCTCGACCGCCTCGGGCGTGCCCAGCTACGCGGTGATCGACACGGCCTACGTGACCGTGTGCGACTACGCCGCCGACGACCTGCGCTCGTACCTCGCGACCGAGCTCGCGGGCGCGAAGCTCGGCGCCGACGATGCGAGCGGCAACCCCGTGACGCGCGCGCCGAACGTCACCACGCCGAGCGCGATTCGCTCGCTCATCTTCGGGCGTCTCAAGACCTACGAGAGCGACGCGATCCTGCGCGACGTGAGCCTCAACGATGCCCTGCTCGTGGTCGAGGCCGACGGCACCACGCCCGGCCGCGTCAACTGCGAGATCCCCTGCGAGCCCATCACCGCGCTGCACCAGGTCGCGGGCAACGTCCGTCAACTCGCGAGCCTCTGAGGAGCACTGACCAATGGCACGCTACTCCGCTCCCGGCGCCGTCTTCTACCGCGGCCGCCCCGTCCTCGAAGCGACGTCGATCACCCTCGACCTCGACTCCGGCAACAAGGACGTCGTCACGATTCTCAAGGGCCGTGCGGGCCACACCGCGGGGCCGCTCATGGCGACGATCGCCGTGGACAACGCGCTCCCCTCGACCGGCCCCGAGGTCGATTGGATCGGCATCTGTGCGGCGCAAGAGGAGATCGCGCTCGTGTTCAAGATCGCGGGTGACAGCTACGCCTTCAAGGGCGACGTGCGTACCGCGAAGATCGACACGAAGGCCGAGGGCACGCCCAACAGCGTGAGCTTCAGCTACCACGCCACCTACGTCGGGAACGCGTGACCGATCACCTCAAAGGCTCGAAGCTCTCGCGCCTCATGGCGGGGCGCGAGCGGCCGACGCGCCGCTTCTCCGTCGAGGTGGTGCGCGAGAGCGGCCCCGAGTCGCTTGCCCTGGCCGTGCGTACGCTCTCCGCTCACGAGCAGGAGCAGGCGCACGCCGAGGCCATCAAGTGGCTCGTGGGCACGGGCGGATGGCAGCGCGAAGACCTCATCGGCGACGCGGGCGACGCGGTGCTGAATCTCGAGGTCATGGTGCAGATCCTCGCCCGCGCCCTCGTCGACCCAGACCGCACCGATGCGCCCTTCGCGGCCGACGCCGCCGAGTTGCGCCGATGCTTCGACGTCGACGAGGTGCGCGCGTGCTTCGACGAGTACACCGCGCACGCGTTGGAGCGGTCGCCGTTCCGGCATCTCAAGACGCTCGCGGAAGTGCGCGAGGTAGCTGATGCGCTGGGAAAAGGGCTGACGCAGCCGACCAGCTTGCAGCGCTTCGACACCACTACGCTGCGAGCCATCATCACCTCACTGGTCGACCGGGCGCCGAGATGGATGACGCCGAACTCCTCGGCCACTACGCCGCTGATCGGCTCGCACGAAGACTCCTCGCCGACCTCGACGGCGACGACGCCCCGAGCGATGACGCTCGACGACTCCGAGACGCCCTGACCCGCTGAACCATGCCGCGCGCAGTACTCCAGATCGACGCCGACACGAGCGGACTCCTCGCAGCCTTCGCCGCCGTCCGCGGCGCCGCGAAGGCCGCCGAGGCCGACGTGAAGGCGTCGATGGGCAACGCCGTGCGTGCGTCCACGGCGGGCTATCAGCGCACGGGCCGCGTCGCGCGTGACGAGGCCGCACGTACCGCGCGCGCCGAGGAGCAAGGCGCGCAGCGCTCGCTCGCGGCCTTCGTGCGCAGCGAAGACCAGAAGCGCCGCGCGCTCGCGATGACCGCGGCATCGCGTCGCCGCGCCGAGACCGACGCGACGAAGTTCGCGCAGGACGAAGCCCGCAAGCGTGGGCTCACAGGCGAGCAAGAGGCGCGCGTGCGTCAAGGCGCGCTCGAGCGCTTCACGCGGCAGTACGAGAGCGCCGAGAAGCGGCAGACCGCCATCGCGCAGCGCGAGGCGTCCGCGCGCTCGCGACAAGGCAGTCAGATCGGCACGGGCCTCCGTCGCGGGCTCAACGTCGGGCGCGATGCGGCGTTCAACGTGGCGCGTGAGGCGCACTCGCAGATTCAAGACGCGCGGCAGCGTCGCGCCGCGAGCGAGCACACGCTCAACGCGGCGTTCTTCCAAGCGGGCATCGGAGGCAACGAAGCCACCGCGATGCGCTCGCGACTCCAGCGCGAGATCGCCACGGGCGGGCTGCGCGGGCTGTCGATGGAAGACGTGTCGGGTGCACTCATGGGCGCGCAGACACAGTTCTCTGTGCTCTCGGGCGCGAGCCCCGCCGAGCGCGCGCAGCGCCTCGACGAGCAGGTGTCTCGGATGCGCTTCGCCCGCGCGACGTTCCAAGACCCCGCCGAGGTGCTCCGCGTGTCGGGGATGCTCTCGCAACAGGGCATCCGCGGCGGCGACCAGATGAGCGTTTTGCAGTCGCTCACAGGCATGGCGCAGGCGGGCTCTATCGAGCTTTCGACGCTCACGGGGCAGGCCCTCGGGCCGCTCATGCAGAACCTCGCGCGCGTCACGAACCAAAATCAGACGCCCGAGCAGCGCGCCGCCGCCGTGCGACGCGCGACCGCCGAGACGATGGCCGTCGGCGAGATCGGCGCCGCCGCAGGTCTCACGCCGCGCGACTCGCTCAACGCGCTCGCGAAGATGCGCACGTCGGTCGAAAACCCGATGGTCGCGGAGCGCCTTCGCACGCGACTCCGCAATGCGGGCCGCGGCGACCTCGCCGAACAGTTGGTGCAGGGCAACTCGCAGCAGGGCTACGCGCTCCGCAACAGCGACCCCATCGCGCTGATGTCGTCGCTCGTGACGGGCATGGGTGGCGACACGAACGCGGTGACGAACCTCCTGAGCGCAGGCGGCTCGCGCGGCGCGATGGTGCTCGACTCGCAACAGCGGCGACTCATCTCTGCGATGGCCTCGCAGACCTCGGGCGGGCAGACGATCGCGCAGCGCGTCTCGGCGATGACCGCGACGGGCAGCAACTTCGGCATGGGCGACGTGGGCCGCGGCGCCGCGATGGTCGACGCCGAGCAGCAGACCGCGCTCCGTGCCGCCGAGGCCACGCGCGACAACGCGCTCACCGACAACACGTCGGCGATCGTCAACCTGTCCAACCAGTTCGCGACGTGGTCGACGTCCAACCCCGTCGCGTCGAGCGCTATGCAGTCGGGCGGCGGGCTGCTCGGCGGCGTGCTTGGCGGCGCGACCTTCTCGCGCATCGGCACCGCGCTCGCGGGCACGAGCGTTGGCGGGCTGCTCACGGGCGCCACAAGCATCGGCGGCACGATCGCAGCGGCAAAGGCCTCGGGCCTCGCGCTCCTGGGCTCTGCGGGCGGCATCGGCGCGACCCTCGCGGGCACCGTCGGCGCAGCGGGCGCTGGCACCATCGGGGCTGTCGTCGGCGCAGGCGCGGCCCTCGGCGGCGGCGCAGGCACGCTCATCAATCGCGCGCTCTACAGCGACGCGACAGCATCCGACACCGCGGGCCGCACGACGGGCGAGGCAGGCGGGCAAGCCGCGTATACCAACGTCTTCAGCGCCGACATGTGGCGCGGGTTCTCTACGTCGGTCTCGCAGGCCGTTCGCGACGGTCTCAGCAACGCCACCGTCACCGCGACCGTGGCGCCCGTCGACGCCGCACACGCCGCGTCGCAGGCTCCCGCCGCAGGCCCCGTCTCACGATGAGCGACTACCTCAAAGACCTCGCCGAGTTCTCCTACGAGGGCATCCGCTTTCCCGCGCAGGCCGCGGAGACGATGGGCGGCAACGACTTCGTCAAGCACGTCGCGTATCGCCGTCGCGGCGCCGACGTGGAGTACACCGGGCAGCGCGCGTACAGCGGGTCTTTCACGATCCCGTTGGTGAACTCCCCGCAGCTCGTGGCGCGCTACGGCGACCTCGCTTCGGGCGTGCGCTACGACCTCCTCAACGCGTTCGAGACGACGCCCATCGGGAGCCTCCAGCACCCGACGTACGGGCTCATCACGGCCGCGATCGAGGAGTGGTCGGAGCCCATCGACGCGGGCGTGCGCAACGGCTTCGTGTGGACCGTCAAGTGGTCGGAGCACAACGCCACGGCGGGGCTCCTCCTCGGCCCCGATGGCGCGCTCCCCACGGACACCGACGCGACGGTCGAGACGCGCGCAGAGACGGCCGACACGCTCGGCGCGGGCGTCGCGGGCTACCGCCCCACGGCGCCCACGGCGCGCTCGCAGATGACGTTCCTCGCGTCGGCGCCGCGGAGCTACACGCAGGTCAACGACGCGTTCCGGCAGATGACCGACGTCGTCGCGTTCAACCTCGCGCTCCCCGGCATGGTCGGCCCCTCCTCGAACGCCGCGACGCGTGCGCTCCTCGACCTCCGCAGCGCGATCGACGACCTGCGCGGGCGCTACGTCGTCGGCGACGGGCGCCGGCGCTACTACACCGTGCCCTCGGGCATGGCGCTGTGGGAGGTCTCGCTAGCGGTCTACGGCACCGCCGCGCGCGTGCGTGACCTGCTCGGGGCGAACACCATCACCGACCCGCTCGCAGTGCCCGCGGGCACCGTCGTAACGGTGCTCCCGTGACCGTCGCGAACGACCCGCGCGAGCACACCGTCGACCTCGTGCTCGCGGCGTCGGGCCTCGCGCCGGACGTGTGGGACGAGTACACGATCACGCTCGACATGCTCCAGGCGGGCAACGCCTTCACCTTCGGGCTGTGGTCGAGCTCGACGAGCGGCACCACATGGGACGCGATCCGTCGCGGCGTGAAGGCGCTCGACTCCGTCGTGGTCGGCATCGACGGCGCCGCGCAGCTCAACGGGCGCATCGAGAAGATTGAGACGGGCGCCGACGGCCACGGCGAGGCGCGCATGGTCATCTCAGGCCGCGACCTCGCAGGCCCCGCGCTCGATTGGGACGCCGACCCGACGCTGACGCTCACGGGTATCACGCTCGAGGATGCGCTACGGCGCGTCTTCGCGGGCGTCGGGCTCCCGGTGCGAATCACCACCGCCGACGCCGCGCGCGAGACCACCACGCGGCGCAGCCACGGCGCGCGCGGCACGGCCACCGAAGCCGCCGCGTCGAGCCGCCCCGCCGCAGGCCTCACGCCAGCGCTGCGCACCGCGCTCGGCGAGGCCGCCGCGCTCCCGACCGCGTGGGATGCGGAGGGCATCGCCGCCCGCAACACGATCGCGCTCACGCCGCTGACGCCCCGCCGCACCGCCTCGCGGGCGCGCGCGAAGGCGATCAAGGACATCATCATCCCCGAGGCGCACCCGAAGCCGGGGGAGCGCGTGTGGGCCTTCGCCGAAGCCATCTGCGCGCGCATCGGCGCCCTCATGTGGACGGCGCCCGACGCGCAGACCGGGATGACGATCGTCGTCGACACGCCGAACGACACCGACCCCGCCACCTTCGTCTTCGCGCGGCGCATCGTCAACGGCGTGGCCGATCGACGGAGCAACATCCTCGCGGGCGTCGAGACGATCGACGCGCGGCCCGCGCCCACGAGCGTGACCGTCTACACGGGCTCGGACCGCGGCGACAAGGTCAGCGTGAGGCAGCGCGCGGTCGCGACGAACGCCGCCCTCACCGACGCGCGCGTGACCCGCGGGCTCGTGGTGGCCGACCCGCCGCCGCAGCCACGGCACATGCGCTCGACGCGCGCGAAGACCCTGGCTCGCGCCGAGCAGGAGGGCCGCCGTGTGATCCTCGACGCGATGCGCGCGTTTCGCACGTACCGCCTCACGGTGCGCGGCCACGGGCAGCTCGTCGACGGCGTGCGAACGCTCTACGCGGTGAACACCATGGCGCGCGTGTACGACGACCTCTGCACCAGCGCCGACGGGCAGCCGCTCGACGAAGACATGCTCATCACGCGCGTCACGTTCAAGCGCTCGCGCACCGCGGGCACCGTGACGGAACTCTCGCTCGTGCCGTCGGGCGCCCTCGCGATGGAGCCCGACGATGTTTGATCAGCTGCTCGACTTCGTGAAGCTCTCGCGCCTCACGGTCTCGACCGCGCGACGCGTGCTCACGGCGCAGATCACCGGCGCGGGCGCTGCGGGCGACGATGCGAACGCGGAGACGCTGTCGGCCGTCGAGGTGGTGCAGCCCCTCGGTCTGCTCGCGTACCCCACGCTCGGCGCCACGACCGAGGCCCTCATCGCGCGCATCGGTGACACCGCTGTCGCGCTCGGGCTCATCGACAAGGGCGGCGCAGCGCAGGCCGTCGAGGCGGGCGAGGTGCGGCTCTACGGGCCAGGGTCGCAGAACGCGACCGCTGTGGTGCGCATCCGCGCGGACGGCAGCATCGAGATCACCGCGAAGAGCGGGTTGAACGTCACCGCCACGGCCCCCGCCGCGGGCGTGGTGATCCTGCAGAACGGCTCGCAAGCCTTCGTGCGCGGCAACGACTTCTCGACGGCGCTCAACACCGGCATCGACGCCGTCAAGGCGTGCAACACGGCCGTCGGCGTGTTCGCGACCGCCGTCGGCGCTGCGACGCCCGCGGTGGCCCCCGCCGCCGTGACGCTCAACGCCGCGGTCGTGACGTGCAACGCGGCGCTCGACGTGCTCAAAGCATCGTCGTCGACGTGGCTCTCGACGAAGGTGCTCGGCCAATGACCGACCTCTACGCCTACACGCGACGCCGCGACCCGACGACGGGCGAGGTGCTGTTCACGGGCAACAACTGGATCGAGTCGCCCTCGCCGCAAGCCGAGCGCGTGCTGATGATCCTGCGCACGCCCCGCGGTACGTGCCTCGTCGACCCCGCGCTCGGCGTCGAGTGGTCGCGCGTCGACAAGCTCGGCACCGGCGCGGCGTCGACCGCGCGCGACGTGATCCTTGCGGCGCTCGCGTTCGTCGTCGCCGCGGGCGACATCACGGCGCTCGTGGTGTCCTGCGAGGTCGACGTGCCCCGCGGGCTCCTGCTCTACGATGTCTCATTCAGCGACCCGCGCCTCGACCGGCGCGCGCGCATCCGCGGCGAGGTGTGACCGTGTTTGTTGGACGTAGCCGAGACACGATCCGCGACCAGCTCCTCGCGTACCTGCGCGCGGAGTACACCGCCAACAGCCGCACGCTTCTCACGTCGCGCGGGAGCGACGCCTACCTCGACGCGTCTTCGCTCGCGGTGGTGCTCGAAGGCCTCGAAGCGCAGGCGGAGCAGAACGCGCGCGACATCCTCCCCGACCAGGCGAGCGACGAGGCCGTTGCGCGGCACGGCTACGTCTACGGCGTCGACCGCCGCACGGGCGTCGCCGCGCGCCACACCGTCACCGTCACGGGCACGCCGTCGGCGACGATCACGATCCCCTCGGGCTCCGCGTTCGCGTGGACCGACGGCACTCTCTACGCGGTCACGAGCACCAGCGCCACGCTCTCGGGCGGCGGATCGGGCACCGTGAGCGCGAGCGCGACGACGACGGGCGCGAGTACGACGCGCGACACGGGCGACGTGCTGACGTGGGTGTCTGCGCCCTCGGGCCTCGACCCGACGGGCACCGTCGCGAGCACCGTCACCACCGGCGCCGACCAAGAGACGGTGCAGTCGTGGGCGCAACGCATCGTCGACCGGCTGCGCTACCGCCCCGGCGCGGGCAACGCCGCCGAGTGGCGCGAGTGGTGTCTGTCGTACCTCGGCCTCGACGTGCGCGATGCGTACGTCTACCCGCTCCTCGCGCCGCCGGTGTCGTACCCCGGCGCAGGCACCGCGGGAACGCTCGGATGCGTGACCGTCGTGCTCGTGGGGGCGCCGCAGGGTGACAGCCCATCGAACACGCGGCTCCTCGGTGGCTCGTCGGGTGCGCTGCTCTCTGAGGTGCGCGAGTACATCAACGGCACGCGAACGGTGCTCGGGCTCCCGACGTCGAGCGGGACGCAGCTTCGCAGCGTCGGCATCTCGACGGGCGACGTGTCCATCGAGGCCATCACCGAAGACCCGCAAGACGCGTTCGCGACGGTGACGGTGAATGCTGCCAACGCCTACGGCTTCGCGTCGCCCGCGACAATCCACTCGAGCAGCACCACGACATCGCTCGTGCTCTCGGGCAACTATAGCTCGACGGGTACCGACCTCGCCGCGAAGGCCGCGCTCGTCAACGTCGGGCCGTCGGTCTACCGCGGCGGCTACTACCGCGTCGTGCTCCCTGCGGGCACCTACGACGGCGGCACCACGCGCACAACCTTCGACCTCACGGCGACGCCGCTCCCGGCGAACCCCGCGACGCTGACGCTCTACCCCGCGCCCGCCAACTGGAGCGCGCTGCGGCTCGCGGCGTTCGCGTACTTCGACGCGCTCGGCCCCGGCGACACGAGCCCCGCCGCGCGCTTCCCCGCCGAGGACAGCAGCGCCCGCGCGACGCTCTACACGCAGGCCCTCTCGGCGGCTCTCATGGCCGTCCCCGGCGTGCTCTCGGCCGAGGTGACAACGCCCGGCCTCGACGTCACGCCCGCGGCGAAGGCCGTGCTCACGCTCGACCTCTTCCTGGTGACGCAGTGAGCGCCCTCTGGCAGCGCCGCGACACCGACGTCGCTTACCGTCTGCCGGTGCCCGCTGCGTACGGTTGGGCCTTCGCGCGTGCCGTCGACCCCGGCGCCTCGGCGCTCATCTCCGCGGTGCTACTGCGCGACGGCCTCGTGTACCTCATGCGCGACAGCGCGGCGTACGCGGGGCGCTACGAGCTCGACAGCGCAACGCAGGGGCGCGCGACAGGCGCGGCGTCGAGCGTGACCAACCGCGCCGCGGGGGTGCCGCTCGCGGTGTTCCTGAGTGAGATGAACTACCGCTGGCGCGCGTGGGCCACATCGCGCATCGCCGACCTCGCGAACGCGGGCGGCCCGGCCTACGGTGGCCCCGTGTGGAATGACGCGGGCGACAAACTCGCATCGCTCGAAGCCGCGGCGACTGCGTGGGCATGGGAGACGCTCTAGGCTAGGCGCAGCGGAACCCGCCCGCGTAGCGGGCACACGCGCCGCCCGAGCCGCACGAGCGGGAGCACGCTCCGCACGTCTCGCGCTGGTCAAGGCGCGTCTCGCATCCCGTCTCGGGGTTGCCGTCGCAGTCGGCGCGACCCTCAGGGCACACGTCCACGCACTGCCCCGCCTGACACGAGGGCACGAGTGACGGGCGCAGCGTGCCGCAGTCACGCACCGTCACGCACGGGCGACCTCCCCCGTCGGGCACCTCGACGGCGCGCAGTGGAGCCGCATCGTCGCCGCGTGGTACATCCGTCGAAGCCATGACATCGCGCGCGATCACAGAGGCCTCGGGCGCTGCGTCGGGCATCACCGCGACGGCGGCATCCTGCGGCGCCTCGGGTGCGTCTTCGCTCGCGTCGGCTACGTCCGTGCTCACGACGTCGCCCGCGGCGTCTGGTAAGGCGCTGACGGGCTCCGCGGAGCCGCATCCGAGGGCCACGAGCGCGAGCAGCACGAGGAGGACAGTTCTCATGGTCGCGCACGATACGTCACAACCCGCCCCGGTGTCACAATGCCCTTGACCGCACCGCAATCGCTCCCGTCCGCGAGCAGCGACGCCGCGACGCTCGCGCGCCAACTCCTGCGCCTCGTCGGCCCCGGTTGGCAGGCGCCCGACGGCAGCAACAACGCGGCCGATGCGCTCGCCCGCGGCGCGACCCTGGCCGACTCGCGGCAGATGCTCCTTGACACGGCGCTCGAAGCGTTCCCGTCGCTCGCGTCGGACCTCCTCTCCGAGTGGGAGGCGCTGCTCGGCGTGCCCGCCGACGACACGCTGCCCGACGCCGACCGCCGCGCGCGTCTCGCGGCCTACGCGCGGGCGCAACTCGGCGGGTCGCCGCAGGCCATCGCCGCCGCGGTCGCGTCCATCACCGCAACGTGCTCCGTCGCAGAGACGACGGCCGCGCGCTGCGCCGCCGCGCTCGCCTCGCCGCGCGACGTGTTCCGCTTCGCGGTCGTGGTCCCCGTGGGCTTCGTGCAGAGCGTTCCGAAGCGCGCTCGCGTGGCCGCCATCGTCGACCGCATGAAGCCCGCGCACACGACCTATACCGTGGCGAACGGCGTCGGCTTCTACTGCGACGGCTACGCCGACAGCTACCTCGACACGACCGCCCTCGACAGGTGACCTGATGGACCGAATCGCCACGTACAGCGCCAACCAGCTCATCACGTCGCTGCAGATGAACGAGATCCAGGATCAGGCCGTCGGCGCCCTGGTCCTCGCGACGGGCAACCTCTCGACGATCGACCCCGGTGAGCGCGTGATCCACTGGGAGTCCGCGACCGACATCTCGACGAACACCATCACGCTCGTCGACGGCGTGAACGCGTGGAGCGACTACGTCGTTGCGTGGGCGCTCAACATCAAGGGCGGCGCCAACAGCGAGATCGGCGGCACCAGTGACGCCTCGTGGCAGGGCACCGTCACGATGGGGCTCGGCTACCTCGGCCTCGGCGCGAAGGATGGCGCGAGCAATCAGGTCACCGTCGGCAACCCGCCCGTGCGCGCCAACGGCTCCTCGTGGGCCGTGCTCCTCGGCGTCAACCTGTGGCTCTACATCGACGCGAGCGACAGCGGGAAGCTCAAGCTCTTCAACGACACCGGCTCGACGCTGCGCACGCCGTACCTGCGCCTCTCGGGCACCGAAACCAACAAGCGCTGACCCTCGCGCTGCACGTCGCGGCGCTCACACACAACGCACCGGAGATCATCACCATGGGCAACCCCTCATCTTTCGTCGAAGCCGCTTCCGTCAAGGACGTCAACACCTTCGAGCAGGCGCAGACCTTCTCGAGCGGCATCACCGTGACCGGTGGCATCTCGGGCGGCGTGCGGCAGATGCTCCACTTCGGGCAGCCGAACGTCGCCCTCGGCGACAACGCGACGCCCGCCTCGTCGACGCCCGTGCAGACCTACGCGTGCGGCGTGTCGGCGCTCTCGACGTGCGGCTTCGTCGCCATGCGCGCGGGCTCGCTCACGGGCCTCTCCGTGAGCCTCTCGGGCGCCGCGGCGGGATCCAACGCCATCTTCGGCGTGTACCTCAACGGCACGATCATCAACGCCGCCGCCATCGTCACCCTCGCGAGCGCGACGAGCGACACGAAGGCGCGCGGCACCTTCACGAGCGGCTCCTACGCCTTCGCCGCGGGCGACGTGATCGACGTGCGCGTGCGCACCGGCTCGGGCTGGAGCGCGACGACGGTCGACGCGTTCATCGCCGTCGAGATCGAGTGCTGAGATGAGCGGCGGCGTTCAACAGTACCTCGCAACCGCGACACTCCCCGCGGGCGTCGCCACGCCCGTCGACATCGCGATCAACGGCGCGCAGAACTGGACGCTCGTCGTCCGCAACACGGGCGCCACCAACGCTGTCACGGCGCTGACCATCGCCGTGTCGCCGCTCGGTACGCTCTTCGAGGCCGCGGCATCGATCACGACGGGCATCCCGCTCGCGGCGTCGACGTCGCTCGCGGCGATCGTCGGGTCGAATGAGCCGTGCTCGACAGCGCGACTCACGCTCACGAGCACGAGCGGCACCACCGTGTCGATCGAGGGCGTAGGCCGATGATCACCTGCGGGACACAGGTGGTCTCGGGCAGCACCGGAGGCGGCGGCGCCTCGCTCCCCGCGACGCCCGCCGATGCGCTGCTCGACGCGGGCTCGCCGTGGACGATCGTCGTGCTCGACGCCGACGGGCACGGCGAGGGTCTGCCCCCGGCGTTGCTCTCCCCGACGCTGCTCACCGCGGCGCTGGCGCTGCGTCGGCCTGCGGGGTCGAGCGCGCTGCTCTGGGAATGCACCGAGTCGACCTCTCCGCTGGCCTCGACGGGCTCTGTCGCGTGCTCCCTCGCGAACGCGGGCGCGGCCACCATCGGGCACACCGAGCCCCTCTCTCCGCTCGCGGGGACGTGCGTGCGCTTCACCGGCGCCTCGACGAGCGAAGTGGTGGGCGGCGCGGGCGTGTACCCGTCGACGGCCACCACGACGGCCGCGACCATGTGGGCGCTCGTCGTCATCCGCACGATGCCCACCGGCTTCAACGCGGGCGCCGTCGTGTGCCGCGACTACGCCACGACGGGCGGCGGGTGGAGCGACCCCTACTGCGCCGCCGTGATGATCCGCGCGGGCGGCGCCGTGGTGGGCATGGGCAGCTTCGGCGCGTCGCCCGCCTACGACGAGATCGCAAGCTCCGCGGGCGAGGTCGCGATCAACAGGTTGCACCTCGTCGGCCTCACCTACTCGTCGGGCACGCTGCGCGTGTGGGTCGACGGCCGTCAGGTCGCGTCGAAGAGCGTGGCCGCGCCCCTCGCGTGGGGGCCCGCGGGCTCGTGGCACCTCGGCGCCAGCGGGAACGGCGACCGCCTCGACGGGCAGATCCTCCGCGCGGGCGTCGAGACCTCGGCGTGGTCACAGACGCAGTGGGCCACGCTCTACCGCCAGACGATGGGAGCCGCATCGTGACCGCCGCGGAGATCGTCAACGCCCTCACGGGCTCTGCGATCCTCGCGGCCGCCGTGCGCGAGGGGTGGCGGTGGTACACCGCGCGCGCCGCGCGTGGCGACGCCGCGAAGGCCGCCGCCGATGGCAGCGTCGCGGGACTGCTGCGCGAGCAGATCACCGCGGGGGAAGCGCGCGCCGAGAAGAGCGCGGAGCGCGCTGTCGCCGTCGCCGGCGCCCTCGACGCGAGCGCGCGCGCTATCGGCGACGTGCGCGTGGCCATCGACCGCGTGCCCGCCGCGATCACCGCCGAGGCCGACCGCACGCAGATGCGCCTCGAGCGCATCGAGCTCCTGCTCACCGAGATCCGCGCTCACGTCGCGCCGCCAACCGGCGAATACCGCGCAGGTGCCTCGTGATGGGCGTCCCCGACGTCATCGAGGCCGCCGCCGCGGGGCTCGTGGCAGGGTGTTCGTTCCTCTCGCTCGCGGCACGCAACGCGGTCGTGAGCCTCGACCGGATCATCGAGCGCGACCGCACCGCGTCGCCGGCGCCCTCGCGCGCGGTGCTCGTGCTCAACGACGAGGCCATCGGCCGCGAGACGATGGAGCACCTGCTCGCGCCCCTCGGCGTGCCGATCATCCTCGCGGCGACCGTGGCCGAGGCGCGCGCCGCGCTCAACAGCGACCGGCCGCCGTGCGCGATCGTCGCGGACTACTACCTGGGCGCGGGCGAGACCTGCGCCGCGCTGCTCCGCGACCGCCGCCCGCGCACGCGCGCCGTGATCGTGACGGGCGCTGTCGACATGGCGCGCATCGCGGACATCGCGCGCGGCTGCGGCGCAGACCTGCGCGACGTGCCGCTTACCACCGAGGCGCAAGACGCGCTGTGCGACCTCGTGCGCTCGTACCTCCCGGAGGCCCCGTGAGCAGCGAAGTAGCGGCGCCGTCGCGCGCCGTGCTCGAATCCCCGCAGGAGACCCCCATGGATCACCAGACGATGAGTTTCGGCGATGCCCTCGATGTGCTCAAGCGCGGCGGGCGCGTGGCTCGCGATGGATGGAATGGTTCGGGCATGTGGCTCGTGCTCATCAAGCCCGGCAACGCCATGCACACGAGCGCTGCGGGAGCGTTCGACATGCAGCCGTGCGTCGGTCTGAAGACCACGCGCAACACCATGCAACCGGGGTGGGTGCCGTCCACGGCTGACATGCTCGCCGACGACTGGACAGCTATCGGGTGGTCGGCGCCATGACCCGCGAACCCACGACCCACCCCGACGCCCTCGACCGCATCCTGCCTGCGCTCGCGGGCCTCGCGGCGCTGATGCTGCTCGCGCTCTTCGCGCTGCCCCTCGTCGCGTGTCACCCGCGCCTCCCGCCCGTCTCGGGCTGCGAGCCCGAGGAGCAGTCGTGCCGCGGCGACCGCCCGCACATCTGCAGCGCGTCGCAGCGCTGGGAGCCCGCCGGCGACCGCACCTGCGCGAGCGTCGGCGGCGTCTGCGTCGTGACCGGCCGCGTCGCGCACTGCGCCCTCGCCGACGCAGGATCGGACGGTGCACCGTGAGCGACAACCCCGTCATCTGGCCTCCCGCGCCCGCAGAAGACCAGTCCCGCGTGTGGACGATCGCGCTCACCAACGCCATGCGCGTGCACCTCCTCGCGTGGCGCCGCGCGACCGTGCTGCGCCCCGGCGACGCCGCGCTCGTGGCCGCGTCGGGCCTCTACCGCACGCTCTCGGGCCTGCTCCCGGCTGGCGTGCGCGCCGTCGCCTCGCCCGTGCTCGACGCCCTCGACGAGCGCGCGGAGCGCACCAGCGTCACCCTCGCGACGCCGCTCGACCCCGTGGTGGTGCTCTCGCCCGCCGCCATCGCCGACCCGATCACCGAGGCCTGCACGCTCGCCCACGAGTGGTGCCACGTGCGGCAGGTGGCCGATGGGCGCATCGCCTCCATCGTCGATTACACCTCGGGCGAGCTGCGCGCGCGCGCCGAGGCCGATGCGACCGCGTGCGCCCTGTGGCTGCGCTACGTGCTGACGGGCGTGTTGCCCGACGAGGCGCCGACGCTCGGCGACCTCTACCACCTCGACGCGGGCGACCACGAGCTGGCGCGCGGCGTCATGCGCTCGCACCTCGCGACGATCCGCGCAGGCCTCGTGCCGCCGCTCGACGTGTGCGTGCGCCTCGCCCGCTGGCTGCGCGCCACGCCCTACGAAATGCCCGCCGAGATCCGCGGGCGCGTCCCTCACGCCCTCCCGGAGTCCACATGACCACGCTGTTTCTGACGCTGCTTCTCGCATTCGGCTGGGGCACCGAGGCCCCCACGGTCGCCGCCGTCGGATGGGGCACCGAGGCGCCGAGTGGGCGCTGACAGCCCCGACGCATGGGCGCGCAGCAACCGCGCCGACGTGGCCCGCTACGCGCGGCGCATCGGCGAGATCACCGCGCGCTCGCGTGACGTGTGTCTCCCCGGCGTGCCGCTCGCGCTCATCTTCGCGTTCTTCGCGAACAACGGCCTCGACGAGAACACGACCTCGTGGGTCAGCGGCTCCGCGCGCGAACGCGAAGAGGCGCTCGCGAAGGGTCGCAAGCCGCTCGGCGGCGACCCGCGCGAGGGCTACGGCAACGTCACGTCCGACGACCTCCACGAGCTCGGCCCCGGCGGCGTCGAGGGAGGGCATTGCCCCGACGAGGTCGCAACGGGTGACTGCCCGTGGGTGACGCTCGCGCGCTCGAGCGACGTCGCGAAGATTCTCGGCCGCCCCGGCGTCGAGGGCCGCGCATGGCACGGCGCCCACGACGACCAGGTCGCGATCGGCGTCGCGAACATCGCCCGCCACGCGCGGCAGATGCGCGCGAAGATCGACCCGCGCCTCGCGTGGGCCGACGACGCGAAGCCGTGGACGCTGTGGCGATTCAACCTCGCGCGCATGTCGTGGTCGGCGGGCACGGGCGGCGCGTCGCGGCACCTCGCGCGCTACGCCGACGCGCTCGCGACCGTGCCTGAGCCGCAGCGGTGGGGCGCCCTCGTGCGCCTCGCGAGCACCTACGACGGCGACGGCCGCAAGCACGGCCGCCCGTCGTACACCGTGCTCCGCGCCGAGCAGCAGACCGCGTGCGCGCGCCTCTGTGCTGACGTGACAGGCGAGGGTGCAGCCGCGCTCGCGTTCCTCGCCGACGGCCTCGACGACGACCGCGAGCAGGTCTACGCCGCGCTCGTGAGGGCGTCGTGAGGCGCGAGTCCCGCGTTATGCGCGCGCTGCGACACGTCGCGCAGCCCGCGTTGACGCTCGTGCTCGACTGCGCGCTGATCGCGCTCTCCTGCGCCGAGCACGCGCAAGAGCGATGGGCCGACCGGCGACGGCCGCTGACGTGACAGACGGCGGGCGTCGGCGGTAGGCTGCGGGGCATGAGCAATCCCGTCGTCATCTTCCATGACAAGTGCCCCGACGGCATCGCCGCCGCGTGGGTCGCGTCGACCGTCTACGGCAACCTCGCGACCTACGTGCCCGCGTCGTACGGCGACCCACCGCCGCCCGTCGTAGACGACGCGGGCGTCCCGCGCGATGTGGTCATCGTCGACTTCTCGTATCCCCGCGACGCGCTCGTGCGCCTCTGCGGCGAGGCAAAGTCGATGCTCGTGCTCGACCACCACAAGACGGCGCGCGAAGCCTGCGAGGGCTTACCGTTCTGCATCTTCGACATGGAGCGGAGCGGCGCCGGGCTCGCGTGGGATGTTCTGCGCCCCGGCGAACCGCGGCCGTGGCTCATCGACTACACCGAAGACCGCGACCTGTGGCGGCACGCGCTGCCCGACACGCATGCGGTCAACGCATGGCTCCGCGAACAACCGCGCACCATCGAAGGCTTCGACGCCGCGGCCGCGGCGCCTCTCGACGTGGCCCGCGCGCTCGGCGCTGAGATCCTCGCGACGCAGCGCGTGTACATCGAGAGCGTGAAGGCTCGCGCCTCGCTCGCTGTTCTCGCCGGTCACGTCGTGCCCGTCGTTGAATGCGGGCGGCACTGCGCCTCTGAGATCGTCGGCGAACTGAGCGAGGGCCACCCCTTCGCGGCGTCGTGGCAGATGCGCGACGGCGCTGCGCACTACGAACTGCGCTCGCGCGACGGCGGGCTCGACGTGTCGCATGTCGCTCGCGGCTTCGGCGGCGGCGGCCACGTGCGCGCCGCGGGCTTCTCGCAGCCGCAGGCCGTACACGTCGCGGCGCCGCAGACGTAGCCCGCCCGTCGATCTCGCCTACCTGCGCCGCGTCGTCGCTGACGTGCGCGCCCGTACCCGCCGCGTCGCCGTGCCTCCCGCACGCACCTGACGCCACCGCGCCGCCGACCGGCTGCGCGAAACCCCTACACGGAAGGCACTTCGGAGAATCGACTGCGCCCCGTGCGATTGTGACCACAATAGTCTTGCGCGCAGACGATAG